AAATGCTACTCTCTCAAGCTTTATGGAAGGCTTTAGGAACACAGCGATCAGGTGAGATACAGGATAGCTGGGTATTCCGAGAACTTGAACCTGATAAGGTTGGCATTTACATGGGATCAATACGTTTTAGCGACATGGAGAAGGAAAAAGTCCCTGAAGCTATTAAGTCGGTTTACGGTGAAAACGTTAAAATTATTGGAATAAAGATTGGCTCTAAAGGCAAGCAACAGGAGCCTCCTACTAACGAGAACGTAAAAGCTCCAATCTACCCTATAAGCAAAAACAAAAAGGCGACTTGGCTTGATTTTAAAGCCACGATAAAAACCAATAGCATGATTACGATGCTAACCAATCCCGTATTAAAAACCATTGAAATACCAGGCAAGGTGATTATAGAAACTGTTCCTTTCCTTATTGAGCGATTAACTTCACCGGGTTATTTGGATGAGTTGGAGAGATCAGTTTTTGAAACTGGCTTAACGCTAGAACTACGAGCTAGTAATCCTCATCCTGAATATAAAAATTTTAACAAGGAAGCAATAGTTATAAGCCCTGAGAAGATATTAAAAGATATGGAATTTAGAGAAAGCTGCGAACCTCTGGTTTTAAGCAAAATATTAAAAGAAGCAAGAGAAAATAAGGAGGAACAAAATAATGAGTAAATGGAATAACTTTAACGATGCCGAAGACCAGATGTCTTACGAGCTAATACCGCATAAAACCATAGCAAAAGTTCGTCTGCTGATAAAAAAAGGTAATCATATAACAGATGAATTTAAAGATGGCTACGCTACCTTAAGCAAAGCAGGCAATTGCGTATATCTTGCCTGTGAGTTTGTAGTTTTAAATGGAGAGTACGAACATAGGAAAATCTGGAGCAATATCGGTCTTTGTAATATGAATAGCAGATTAGGGACTGAGGGTGATAGATATGCCGATATTGGTAGGAGAATGATTAAAGCCATTCTTAACTCTGCTCGCGGGTTGCATTCTAAAGATAAATCACCCGAGGCAGAAAAGCAGAGACAGATTAAGAGCTTTGCTGATCTTGATAACCTTATATGTGTAGCTGAAATTACTATCAATGATAAAGGTGATAAGCCTTGCAATGAGATCAAGACCATAATTACGCCTGATCATGCTAGATATGGTGAGTTTATGGACGAGAGAAGCGGTAAATTTCCAATTAACTATAAACAGGCTAGTGATAAACAAACTGATAGTACCTTTGAAGAAGAAGATAAATTGCCGTGGGCGTGATGAGTTTAGAAATACAAAGCTTCATTACTAGTGTTTACAATGCGATAGAAAATTATAACACATGTAATGAATTTAATGAGATACGTTATTGGTTGTTGCGTAGTTCTCTTGGACAGAACGATAATTTTTTGGCTTGCATATCTAACATAGATAAGCAGAAGAAGTTAATAATCCGAAATCTTAATCAGCTATCGGAATCGGTTGACGATCTTGAGATATTTATAAACCAGTGTAAACATCTGGTATTACTAGAAACAAAAAAGGATCAGAAGTTTGCAAAGCATTATGAGAAATATCATACAAAATTAAATGGAGCAGTAAATGAAAGCAAAATGTGAAGAGATCATTATAGATCAGTATTTAAAGGGTAATATTACTGAGAAAGAGAAAACAAGACAGTTACAAGCACTTTGGCTTTTAAAAGAAGAAAGTGAGTTATTAAAATCTGTATATACGGAGCTAACTAAAAATCCTGATGAATTCATTAAACAGAACCGAGAAAATGAGACTTATATTAATGATCTAGTTAAACAATTTGCTGATGATTTTGATTTACACGATCTTTCAGAAGATGACCAAAAAATTGCTTTTGTTAAAAAAGTTTTAATTCCTGTGTTTATGGAGGAACTAGAAGATGAGCTATCCAAGTAATCAAATAAATAATGGCTTATAATGAATTATTACAGTCCAGAACGCCTATAGAGAAAATATGAAAGAAAAGTTTATAAAACAAATTAATTTGGGTAGACCGAATAAATACCTTCAAGAACAACATATCGGCTTGTTGTTTGACATTTTTAACGAGGGGGAAGGTATAATGGCTTTTTGCGCTGAAGCTTTGATTAGTCAAAAAACCTTTTTCAACTGGTTAAAAAAATATAAGGAATTCAAGGAAGCTTATGACATTGTAATTAATATAGCAGGCAGGCAGTGGGAAAAGTTCCCAAGAGAGAATCCTGATTTTAATTTCCCTTACTGGTCTACGATTATGAGGAATCGTTTTGGATTCGGTAAGTCAAGGATTCATTTAGATAAAGAGGCTACACCTCTGGAAATGTTTGAGACGATCAAGCAAGGTTTAAGCGATCAGGAGATCAGCTTACAGGACGCCGTACAACTTACTACTATTGCCAAAAACGAGGCAGATGTAAAAAAAGGCGTAATAGAAGACAAAGCAGTATCAGAGCAGATGAGTATAGAAGAAGCGAAGGCATTTGCAAAAGAACTGGAAGAAACTCTACAGAATTTAGATCTGTTAGAAAAAAATACGAAGAAATAATTATGTCATCAGGAAGATATATTAACGAAACTAGAAGAATAAATTATCAAAAACCACTTCCTATAGAAGAATACAAAAAAATAGAAAGTTCCGAAAAACACGATCAAAGTTATGCTATTATGAGGTACAGAGATTTAGTAAAAGTTCGCAAGGAAAGAGAAAAGTTGCGTCCTAGAGAGCCTGAAGTTTATCATCACGACATCTTTAAAAAATAATAATATACAGTAACCAATATATTATAATATACAACTATTAATATATACTAATATTAGTAAATTATTATATTGCAATATACAGTTTGTTGTATATACTAGTATCAGTAAATTACTATATTAGTATATATGAAAATAATAGCAGTACTTAACCAGAAAGGCGGATGCGGTAAGACTACAATTGCTATAAACCTGACTCATTCATTACAGAACTTAGGCCATAAAGTATTACTTGTTGATAGCGACCCTCAAGGGTCGGCTAGAGATTGGAACGTAGAAAATGATGGTAGGATTATCCCAGTTATAGGATTAGATAGAGTTTCACTCGCAAGTGATATCGAAGCAGTAAAAGCTGGGCATGAGTTTATTGTTATCGATGGAGCACCATCAATAACAAAACTAGCTACTGCTGCTGTAAAAATAGCAGATTTTGTTTTAGTACCGGTCCAACCATCTCCTTGGGATATCTGGGCAACATCTGATTTAGTAGAAATAATAAAAGCAAGAGCTGAAGTTGCTAATGGTAAGCCTTTGGCGGCTTTTGTAGTTAGTAGAGTAATTAAAAATACTAAACTAAGTCAAGAGGTATTGGAAGCTCTAAAACAATATGAACTACCTGTCCTTAATTCATATACTACGCAGCGAGTGGTATATCCAACTTCTGCAAGCGAGGGAAATACTGTGTATACTCAAGTTTTTAATGATGCAACGTTAGAAATAGATTCTATAAGAGATGAAATACTGGAGGCAATGAAATGGCTTTAAAACCTAAACTAAAAAATAATTCCAATCTTCATAAGGAAGAAGCTCTTAAAGAAGTTGTAAAAGAGAAAATGGTAAATATAACAATTCTTCTACCAGAATCTTTAAGGGACAATCTAAAAGTGAAAGCTATCCGTAATAAGACCAATATTACCAATGTAATATTAAATTATATTAGGGAATATATAAAGGACTAGAACATTATAAATATGAACTTCATAGAAGCAATAAGAAAGGTATATGAAAAAGATGCTGTTATTAAGAGAGAAACTAAAAATTATTGTATTTATCAAAGTAAAAAGACTGATCGCTTAAGAAGACTAAGTTTTAATAAAACAGGTGGGGTAATTCATGAAAATTATAGTCTTTTGTCAGATGCAGAGAGTTTAAATAATGATTGGGTCGTAACTAGTGAATATGACGATCTAATAGCAAGAGACAATTTAGTTCGTGGTAAATTACCTATATCAAAACTTCCTAAAAAAAGATTAACTTATGCCTCTGTTTTGGATAAAGAATAATAGATATTACAAAATAATATTCCAGCCTACGCTATTTGGTACAATAGATGTAATATGTACATGGGGCAGAATAGGGGGGAACTTAGGGAATTATAAGGTTGTATCTTCTAAAAATGAGCAGGATATTGAGCTAATCATAGATTCTATTAAAAAACGAAGAAGACAGAGAGGTTACAAGCTATGCTCTTGAATTTAATAATTACAATAATTGTTGGTTGTATAATATTTATATTATGGGTATTAAAAGGAGTTTATACTTGCATAAGTACTATGGATCAATTAATAAAAAAACTTGCAAAAGTAACTGATCTTTTACACGATAGACTTTTAGATGTAGAAAAGGTAATAGTTGATCGAGAAAAAGTAAAAAAGAACAACGACTAGCAATGAGTAAGGAATATAATTCAAAATCTACAATTAATAAATATACACCAGAAGAGATACAAGAATTTCTAAATAGCGGTGAATCCAAGTCATCAATTATTGAAAGACTTGGGTGGTATATGGAAGCGTTTAACAAATATATAAAAGAGCATAACTTAACTTATAATCCTTCTAAAAGGAGAGGATACACTAAAAAACAAGTAAAAAAGCATAAGGAGAAAGAAATAAGGACTTTAGATTACAATAAAACAAAAGACCCCCTTAAGAAGTTTTACGAAATGCTGGCTAAGAAGAAAGAGAAAAGAACTTTGCGTGAGCTTAAGAATCCTTATGATTGGTAGAATTTAGTTGACAACTAATATGTGATAAAGTATATATTATTTGCTATTTGTAACATTAAAACTAGAAAAGAGACAGGTTAATAATCTGTCTTTTTTTTATGCCCGAAATACAAGGAAAACGCAGAGGAAATCGTACGTTTTTGAGAAAAGCGCACTTGACTTTTATGAAGTAATATGTATAATTACACGTATTAAGGAGGTTATTATGCAAAAAAAATTAACAATTACTTTAAATGAGAATGTATATCATGAATTACATTCAATAATAGGAAGAGGAAAGATCAGTAAATTAATAGAAAAATTAGTAAAATCTTATGTAGATGATGAAGGTTTAGAATTAGCTTACAGAGAAATGGCTAAAGATGAGGAAAGAGAAAAAGAAGCTTATGAATGGATAGAAGGATGTATAGGTGATATCTATGAAGAGAAATGAAATCTGGTGGGTAGATTTTGATTTTTCTATAGCTGGAGAAATACAAAAAACTAGACCTGCAATAATTATAAGCAATGATTTTTTTAATAATATGTACAATAGAGTGCAGGTTATTCCTCTGACTAGTAATATTACGAAATGTTATCCTTGTGAGGCGTATGTCTTGATAGGTGATACAAAGAGTAAAGCTATGGCTGATCAAATTATGACTGTTAGTAAAGAAAGACTAGGAAAAAGAATTGGTCAAATTTCTAGTAAGGATATGCGAGAAGTAGAACGTGCAATCAAAGTGCAGTTATTTTTAAAATGAGGTAAGAAAATGAATAACACAAAAGTAAAAGAACTCGAAAACGAGATAGTAGATTATATCATGGATAATTGGGGTAGTAACGAAACAGAAGTAAAATTAAATTATCTTAGGTTGATATTAAAAAAATATAATGAGGTAAGAAAATGACATGTCAAAAACTAACCCAAGATAAAGTCGATCATATGATAAAAGAGCATAAGATATGGTTAGAAAGTAATTATGCTAAAGGTAAAAGAGCGGATTTTAGTTATACAAATTTAAAAAAATTAGATTTAAGTAACGCTGATTTAAGATATGCAGATTTTAGAGGAGCTGATTTAAGAAGAACAAATCTAAAAAACACTGATTTAAGAAGTTCTGATTTTGTTGATGTAATTGTCTATAGGCACGATGCGAAAGAGGCTAATTTAAATGGAGCGTATTGTGTAGGAGCGGATTTTAGAGAAGCATATTTTTTTAGAAATATGACTGGGAGGTGGTGGAATGAGTAAAGATTTAAAAATATTTGCAATTAATAATATTGAATTTGATCCCCCTTTATCAAGCAAAGAAGCGTTTAAAAGATACAAAAAAGAAAGGAAAAAGATAAGCAAAGAAAATTGGAATAAGTTTATTGAAAAATTTGATTTAGTAGAATATGGAAGTCCAATTGGGGACATAAGTAATTTAGTTACCATAGGTACTTTCCTTGCACATAAATTAGCTAATGGGGATAAGAATGATGATAAGTAAAGAAAGATTAGATATTAAGTTAAAATCTTGTGCCAGACAAACTGTCAAACTGGCGTTAGATTTATGCAAGGCTTTTTCTAACAATCAAAATGCAGATAAAATTAAGAAAAAACATGAAAAAGAATTAGCCAAATATAATAAATTAATTAAAAAATGGAATAGTTTATATTCTACATCATCTAACGAGGATTAAATGACTGATTACATAAAAAATAAAATTGAATCTCAAAGAAAAATTCAAGCTCAAATAGAAATTGAGGGCAATAAAGAATATGTAAACAAAATGACCAAAAAACAAAAAAATTCAATAAACATAAACCCTGAAGATGAACTATTAGAGCTAATAGATAAGGAAGCTAAAGATAACATGCGCACAAGAAAAGCACAGGTGGAGTATATAGTCAGGCAGTATTATTTAAATAACAATGAGTTAGAAATATTAAGAATGGCAATAAAATCTCCTGATCCACAAGCAATGTATTTTAGATATTTAGAAACTCGTGCAACTGATAAAAGAACAAAAGAGAAAAAATGATAATTGTAAATTTAATATTAGCCGTCAGTATGATTGGAATAATTTACCGCATAAAACCCTTTAATAATACTCAACCTTGGGTAAGTATTTCTATAGTAATAGCTTTATTTCTAAATGGTTTAAACAGTATTGATTTGGAAAATCGTAAAGTTGAAGCTTTAGAAAAATTAGTTGTGGAAATAAGTAAAAATAAAATAGAGGACAAATGAGAAAGTTTACAAAGCAACAAGTAGAGTTTATTTGCTACGAAATAGGCGAGTGGTATCTAGAATGGAAAAATCAGTTAATTGATTATGATAATAAGCAACATAGGCTAGGATATGCCAAAGAATTATTAAAAGAAAAAATTTGCGGTAAAGAGTATGAGGATTTAGAGGATGAATATGATAAAAATTGTTAAAGATGTGTAGTGATTATGAGTAGTAAATTTTTAATTAATTTGCTTTTTTATTCTTAACTTTTAACGTGATAAATTAGCAATACTTTCCATAATCAATATTATGTATACAAAATTCGACGCTTTTTTCCTAAACTGTTTTTTTAATTTTTTAAAATTGGAAAACTAAACTTTTAGAAAAAAAAACGAACCCTATAAATAAAAAAGGAAATATCTAAAAAAATAAGGTTCGCTTTAATAGATGATAACTATAAAAATCATAGTTATATACATATCAAATTTTTTGTGGGGACGTCAAGACCTATTTTAGTTTATTAAATAGACAATTTAACCCCAACTAGCGCTACAGTACCTTTTACTTTTTTTGCCTTTAAATTAGGATAGAACTCAGGCTTACCTTTAAGAGTATAGGCATGAACCTCGGCATAAGGCTTTAGTCCTGGTGCAAGTACGTGGCTAACACCTAATTTTATTGAGTTTACTTTATTCTTAAACTTCTCTGAAGCAAAATATTGTGAATAAATTGTTGTATCCTTATTATAAGTATAGGCAATACCCCCGTTATAATAATGAGACTTATTACCGGCCTTATGTAGTTCTTTATTAGTTAAACTTTTACCAAAAGAGCCATAACAAGCATTATACTTAAAATCACCTATTTTTAATTCGCCGCCAATATTATAAGCCTTTAGGCCACTAAGTTTATATTCCGATGGATTATTATCATCCTTATTGGCAAATTTCTTAATTTTGCCTACAGACTTACCATGTTCACCGGTTACAGCTAGTTTTAATTCTGCTTCTTCTGTTAATTTTTGCTCAAATACGATTCCACCAGTTACGGCATCTTTAACTGAGTTATCAATTTCAAATCTATCGATAGCCGCTTCTTCTATTGCGTATTTTGCTATCCCATCTGATTTATCTGATGGTTTTTCTATACCTGTATTAGCAGAATCAGGAGTGTATGATATACCAAGCTGTAGTTTACTAGAATCGGTTAAATCAAACTTAGGAGTATAATAATTTATTGTTCTTGGCGGTTCGCTGCTATAAGTAGCAGAATCTAAACCGGCAGTTATTGAATCACCAAGGATAGTTTCTTCTGAGGTTAAGAAAGATGGTTTTGCTTTTGTACCTTGTTGTAAATACTGGATACCTGTTTTTATGTATGCAATAGGGATAGCACCATCGGTTAATGCCATATTTCTAGCAACCGGTATAGGCGAACCTGCTTCAATTTTCCCGAACTCATGTTCTAAGAATACATGAGAACCATTATAATCATTGTTTACTTTTCTTTTTGTCGTAGGAACTAAAACAATTTTAGCACCATAAGTAATATCATTTGCCGTATTTGAAATATTAGCAACAAAAGCAGTGTTATTGAAGAAAGCCATGCCTTTTTTATTCGCTGATATGTTCTTCTCTGAACCTTTTAATTTCTCTTGCTTAGCAAATCCACTTTCAAAAGCAGCAAAAGCTCCAAATTTAATGTTTAAACCTGATGCAACAGGTAGGGCTTCACTTGCTAAGGCAGTACTGCAACTAAGTATTATCGTTGATAAAAGATATTTTCTGATTTTCATAATTTTACTCCTTATAGTTTTTTAATTAGATAATAAATAACATAAATAATCTCAAGACCAAAATCAAAAAATCACGAGAAAATCAAGATTAGAAAGTAGTGTGTTATAATTATTTAAGTGGAAAATAATACTTAAATAATTTTGATGCATCAGGAAGAGATAGAAAATCAAAGAGCAAAGCTTTCCTCTTTAAAAGAACGATACTTGGCTGCAGGCTCTTTATATGACTTCTTTAAATCGAGCTGGCCTTATATTGAGGGTAATATGCCCTATGTTGATAGCTGGCATATTGAGGCAATAGCTGAGCATTTAGAAGCAGTATATAAGAGAGAGATCAAGAAGCTTATTATTAATGTTCCGCCCCGCACGGGCAAGACCAATTTAATATCGGTAGCCTTTCCTGCGTGGGTGTGGATACATAACCCGAGTGAGCGGTTCTTAACTGTATCCTGCGTGAATTCCTTAAGCCTTGAGCATGCACAGAAAAACAGAGCTTTACTTGAAAGCAACTGGTATCAGGATAATTGGGGATATAGATTCCCACTTCTTAAAGACCAGAACGTTAAAAGCTTTTTCCAGAATACAAAAACAGGATATAGGCAATCAACCAGCGTAGTATCTAAAACTGTCGGTAAAGGCGGTTCAATCATTATTATTGATGACCCTAACGACCCAGGGGATTTATCTGAAATAAAACGTGAGAACGTAATTAACTGGTGGACGCAAAGAATGTCTACCCGTTCAAATAACCCTGCTAATGACTGCCGAATAGTTGTCCAGCAAAGAACACACGAGAATGATCTAACTGGTTATATCAGAAAGAATGACAGCGAGGGTGATTGGGTAGAGTTAGTGCTACCATTAGAATTTGAGGAAAAGCGCAAGTGTATTACTGTCCCTCTTGGCATAGATCAGGTTATTTGGGAAGACCCCCGAAGCAAAGAAGGAGAAGTGCTAAGTAGCTTACGCTTTGGCGAGAAGCAAGTAAATGAGTTGAAAAAATTACTCGGTTCTTATGGTTATGCCGGGCAGTGCCAGCAAAGACCATCTCCAATTGGCGGCGGAATAATCAAGAAAAAATGGTTTAAGCTCTGGACTAGCCCGATTAAGCCTAAATTTGATTATATTATCCAGAGCTGGGATACGGCAATCTCTGATGAGCCGACAGCGGCCTATTCTGCCTGTACTACGTGGGGAGTATGGGGAGAAAAATCCGAGGATGAGCTATTTAGGATGATGCTACTTTCCGTTTGGCGGGATCGTGTAGGCTATCCGGAGCTCCGAAGCAGGGCTCAAAGACTTGCCAAAGATTATAAGGATATAGGTGAGCATAAGAACCCAATGCCGGCTCAAAAAACTGTTGATTGTTGTTTAATAGAAGCAAAAGCAACGGGCGATCCATTAATTCGGGATTTAAGGCTTGGAGGAGTTCCTGCTATAGGGTATGTGCCAAAAGGCGATAAGAATGCAAGAGTACAGAGAGCAGCACCTCTTATTGAGTGCGGGCTTTTATATTTACAGGCCGAAGAGAAAAACCCTGAAAGGCTAACTCTTATGGCAGAGGAGTTTTTAGAGACAGTGATAACTTTTCCAAACGGAGAATCAAAGGACTTGGTTGATTCGATGACTCAGGCAATTCTTTACCTTAGGGATTATGACACTTTAATTCATACAAGCGATGTTAAGGAAGATGACACCATTACTAAACTCAAGAAATTATACTAATGGCACTAAATAGTAGAGCTTTAAAAGAAGCAAGATTAAATGGTCCTGTAAAAAGACGCAAGGCTCGTAGGAAGAAAGAAAAGGATATTTTGGATTTATCCATTCCTGCTACCATAAAGCCGAATTACTATAACATAACGCAAGAAATCCCTATAGAAGAAGAGATATTACCTGAAGAAATTGTTTCTTTAGAACCGGAGGAGGAAATTCCTGTTTCTTTGGAAGATGAACTTTTATCTCGTATAGATACGCAAAGCGAAGAATTATCTCCTACTGCTACCCCGTTTAATAGTAATTTTGCAAGTGAGATACCAGAAGCAGTTAGGGATAAAATAGCTGCTTACTTAGAAGAGGTAACGGCAAAAGATAAAAAAAATCGTCAGCCATGGCTTGATATAATCGAAAAGGCTAAAACTCTACTTGGCTTTAAAATTGAGGAAATACAAGACCCCAATAATGTCAAATCTAAATCCAATTCTTCTACCTGCAACGCTGCGCAGGTTAAGACTTACGATACTACTTTCTCTAGCAGTGTGCTCCGGCTCTGGGCAACTCTTCGCTCCGAGTTGCTTCCATCAACCGGTCCTGTAGGATTTAAAATACCTTCATATTTTGACCGCCCTCTTAATGAGAATGAATCAAATCGTCTAACTCCTAATGAAGATTACGAATTAAAAGGCGAGATGGTTAGGGATGCTTTAAATGAGTACTTAACAGTAGAAGATAAGGGTTTTTATCCAGACTACGATCGGTTCTTATTGTACTTAATTTTATATGGGTGTGTATTTCGTAAAATCTACTATGACTCTATTACAGGTAAGCCCTTAAGTAGGTTTATTATGCCAGAGGACTTTTTATTTGATAATAACTGCTCAAGTATTACCGAATCAAATCGTCTAACTCATATAAGGTATCTCTCAAAAAGAGAAATCCTTTTTAACATGCAGAGCGGGATATTTTCAAAAGTTGATCTTGATTACCTAGATAGCGTAGGAAGCAGCGATGGGGAAGAAGCAACGGACGACTCTAAAGCAAAACAGGTAGACCCAACAAATTCCCGTTTTCCTTTTTATGAGACGCACGAATATCTGGTTTTGAATGATTTTTTTGATAATAACAATGCATCTGAAGACTATAGTATACCATTACCTTATGTTATTACCAGATGCGGTAGCAGTAATCAGATCGTATCACTTACGCCAAACTGGGATGAAAACGATCCAACCAAAACAAGGATTAACTGCTTTATTCATTATAATTTATTCCCCGGGTTTGATGTTTTTGGACTGGGGCTTGCTCAAATACTAGGCTCTAATTCAAAGAGTTTAACTTCCATGCAGCAAATGGCAATTGATGCAGCTATTTTCCAGAATTTCCCAGGAGGAATGAAGGCTAAGGGAATAAAAACTACTAATAATGATTTGAATATATTACCTGGTCAATTCGTAACTGTTGAAACCGGTAATTTGTCCTTGCGTGATTCAATCATGCCTCTTCCTTATAACGGACCATCGCCGGCTTTGCTTGAATATATTAACCGGATAACTGCTCAGACACAGGAGCTAGCCTCCGCAACAGAGATGGGACTTACTGAAAATAATCAGAATACGCCTGTTGGTACTACCATTGCTTTGCTTGAAGTATCAAATAGGATGCAATCGGCAATAATGAGAACAGTCCATAGTAGTTTTAGTGAAGAACTACAACTCTTTTATAAAATGTTCAATTTGCCATCTCTACCTCGGGGTAATGAGAGTTTGAAAGTCATACCTGTATCTGATCCGTCTGTTGAATCTTCTACGCAGAGAATAATCAAGGCAGAGAGTATTTTAAAGTTAGCTAGTAGTAGCCCTGAGCTACATAACATGCGAGAAGTATATTTAAAAGTATATCAAGCACTCGGAGTTGGCGACATTGATAAGATATTGCTACCTGAAACACCGCCGCAAGAACAGCAGGAACAGCAACCTATAGACCCAGCCCTGCAGGTACAGATTGCCGATATTGAGCAGCGACGACTTGAAGTAGAGTCAAGAGAACGTATAGCTCATTTAAATATTGAAGCTGATGGATATAAAACTCAAATGAACATTGAGTTAGACAAAGCGAAGATGGAATTGGATCGTTATTTAGCTGAACTTAAAGTCAAAGAACAAGAACAGATTGCTAATTCAAAATATCAAGTTGAACTTATGAAACTCGAACTAACTGAGAAAGAAAAAGTAATAGATACGCTAACCAAGGAGCAGGAAATAAACAGTAAAAATGAGCTTGAATTACTAAAACTAGAATTTAAAGCTAAAGAAACTGAGCTAAGAGCACAAGTAGAAGCTTTAAGATCAGAGTTATCATCCGTACCAAAAAAAGAGGAGGTTATTTATGGATAAACAAGCAAGAGAATGGGCATTAAATAAAATGCGAGAAAAAGCCAAAGCCCGTGGTGAAGATTGCAGTCGTTATGCTGCTGGTGGTAGTACTAAAATTAGAAAAGATGTTGCTACCAAGAGCGGAGCGGCAGTAAAACCTAGAAATATGGGGAGGAGTGGTAAATGAACCGAAATAACATTTATAGCCGAGGCTCTTTTACCTCCGGCTTTATAGGAAGTATTGAAGCTGAGATTGATAGATACAGGCGCATTTTAAGTAATCCGGCATCAATTTCTACGCTAGAGGATTACAAATATCATGTGGGATTAATTGAGGGACTTGAGAGTTCCCTTGAACTCTTTAACAGGCACATAATAGAGGTAAATAACAATGATTAACCATGAAATAGCCAATTACAAACCGGAAGATTTTAAAACCAAAGGAATTGATCTGGAAGCTTTTAATAAGGAAGCAATGATAGAGAGATTTAAAGAGGTGTCAGTTACCGGAATCAATGTATTAATTCTTATTTACAAACCGCCTGTTGAAGAGGTTACAAGAGGAGGAATTATAAAACCGCCAAGCGCCGTCCAAGATGATCTGGAATATAATTCAATGGTTGGAATGGTATTAAAGCTTGGCCCCGATAGTTATAAAGGTGATCAGTTTCCAAGCGGTCCTTATGTCAAAGCTGGAGACTGGGTTATATTCCCCCGTGGTTCATCATTGCAGTCAAAATATGAGGGTGAGCCGATAATTATGGTAGAGGATTTTAAAATCAAGCTACTAGTTGATAATCCATCAAAAGTATCAAGGTAAGAATATGTTTAAAATAGATATTGAAAATACAACCGATTTAAACGCTGCTATTCCTCCTTTAAAAGAAGTGACTGAAAATAAGGACGAGAAAGGTGATGATAAAGAAGTGCAAGCCGCTGTTGAAGACTTAGGCGAAGATATACAAGCTCTAGATAGCAATGCCGATAAAAGCGATATTCCCGAGGATACCACAAAGCTAGAGGAAAAAGCTGCTAAAACATCTACACCTGACAAAGATAAGGAAAAATACTGGTCTAAATTAAAAAAAGAACGGGAAGAAAAAGCCGCAATGGCCGAGCAGTTAGAGCAGTTACATAAGGAAAAACTGCAAATGGAACAGTTACTTGCTCAGGCAATAAATACCGGTTCTACTTATTATAAGAACAATGTAGCCAGCGAACTTGAAATGGCTCAGGCAAGGTTGCAGTTAGCACTGGAAAGCGGAGATGCTGCAGGAGTTAGCAGAGCTACGGCTGACATTTCAAAAGCATCGTATGCCCTAAATGATGCCGCTAAAATAGGTAGTTTTCCTAAAGAAGAATACTCACAAGAGCATCTAAATCAGATTAGGGCAAAGGAATATCAAGATAGGTTATATAGCTGGCTTGAAAGTAATCCTGAAGTAGATAGAAACGCCCCTGAGTATGATGAGAAGCTAGCGGCATCAGTATTATCCTTTATTACCAAACTGGATCGTAAATACCAGACCGGAGGAAAGGAACATCTAATAGGCTCTGGTAGTTATTACGGCATGATAGATGATTATATTGATAATTTAAAAATGCCAGATACTTCCTCTGCAAGTATTCCTGCCAAACATTTTGGAGCGGTTCGAAGCCGCGCGCCACGAGAATCAATACCTGATCCAAAAACAAGGGAATTAAGCGATAGAGAGAAAAAGGCAGCTCTTGCTTTTGGTATGTCTTACGAGAGGTACCGGGAGCTTCTAGATCAACGTAACAAAGAAATGAGGTCAAAAAATGGCAATTAAATATAAACAAGACAAAAATAATGAATTTCTATCTATTAATAGAGATATCAGGGAGCATGAACTTGAAGGAAGTGATTTTGATTTAATGTTCACCGATTCAACCTGTCCTTTTAAAGCTTTAATTGATGAGATAAAACAACCGGGTGAGGAATATTATTTTGCTCTTAACTCTCCTGAACGCATTAACAGGTTACTGGCAAAGAAGTGGTATATCGTATCTTCTGATAGGCTTAAAAACAAACGTACTTATAGAGGAAATTTAAGAGAGGAAAATGATTGTATTACTACTGGTGATACTATCCTCTTGGCAAGAGATGAACGTTACGGCCTAAAAGAACGAGCATATTATGAAGGAAAAGCGGTAAAAGTCATGAGAGATACTTTGCAGAAAGTACAGACCGATATCTACAATCCGGTCATGCCGTTTTCTGATAGAGCAATGTAGAAGAATATCATGTCATATTCTAAAATCATACTTAATAGAGATATTAAACTATCATGGGCTTATCCTTTTACGGGAGGAGAAATAATCAACGATTTTAATGATATTGAGCCAACGGAAAGTAACTATACTCTTTCTCTACCTCCTGCAAATGTTGTATCAACTGGTACTAATTTTGTAATTAATAATGTCGGTATCGATGATTTTGTTCTTTTAGATAATGATGGAATACCATTACCAATATCTTCTATCGCAGGAGGAGAAATAAGACAATTATATTTAACGGATTCTTCAACTGCTGCAGGTTTATGGCAGGTAATACCTTTTGGTGGAGGTACTAGCGGTCTTGTTAGTTTCTCGGTTGAGAGTTTGAATCAGTCTTTAAGTGTAAAGCCTGGTACTATTATTCCTCCTAGTAATTTAAACATTCAATTTGCCGTATCTGATTCATTAAATAATTTAAATAATCTAACTACTCAGGTACAGAATGGGTTTTTAGTAATAACGGGTAATACTCCGCTTTCCTACGTTAGCAGAAAAATAGGAGGTGGGACTAATATAGATGTACAAAGTGGTGATGGAGCTACCAATGATGTAATTATTAATTTAGCCGATTCTCTAGTTGGATTATCAAGTATTAATGTCGGTAATCTGTCAATATCGGTAAATACGATCACAACAGCAACTGGTAGTCAGGATATTAATCTAGCTACTGTAGATGATGGAGTAATCAATTTAAACAGTACTCAAATTGACGGTAGTGGTAATATGACAATACCGGGGAAGATTATAAATCCTGCTACTGCTAAAGCTTATTGTTTCTTTTACGATAATAATGCCGCAAGTAACAATATTCAGATAGAGAGCAGCTTTAATATAGCCTCGGTTAGTGGAGCGCAAGGGTCATATGTTATAACGTTTGCTACTCCTTTTCCTGATGGTAATTATTTAGTATTACCGGCACTTAGCAGAGGAACGGAAGTCATAGCGCCGTTTCAGGTGTTCTTTAGGTCTAAAACGGCAACAGAAGTCATCATTTTTACAGTCGATACACTTGGTAATTTGCTTCCCGTACTTGATGGTGTATCCGTGGTGGTATTTGGTAATTAAACAGGTATAATTAGCCTACTATTTTCTAATAAAACATGTTATACTTATTTAAGGTAATAATTAAGAGAGGTTAATATGAAAAGATTAAGCATAGATATACCGAATGAATTACACCATATGTTAAAAGTTCATACTTCTTATAAAGAGTGTAAAATAAAAGATTTTGTTACAAAGGCAATTCAAAACAAAATAAAGCTTGAACAACAAGTACATATATCAAAAAATATTCCTAATGCAGAGACTATTAAAACTTTTGAAGAATCAGATCAAGGAATTGGTATTACAAGTTTTAATTCTAAAGAAGATTTTTTTAAACATCTTGATAAATTACAGATGGAAGTAGAACAAGAATTAGTTAAAGAAAATAAATGAATATTAATATAATTTCTACTACTAAATTTGACAAAGAATTTAAATTGTCTCTAAGACGAGGTAAAAAGAAAGAGAATTTAGATAAGATTATAAATTTATTGTTGGATAATATTAATAAGGGTATAGAACCTCATTTATTGCTTCCAACTAAATACAAATTACATAAATTATCTGGTAAGTATGTAAATCATTGGGAATGTCATATAGAACCTGATTGGCTACTTGTATATTATTTAGATGATGAAGTGCTTAGACTAGAACGAACCGGTACTCATAGCGATATTTTTTAAGTTATGGATTTATGACAAAGAAAATCAAGTATACAAAAGGTGAAATCGGTAAAAATGATTTAGAACTTGCTATTTCTGGACTTCGTAATGATAACAAATGGCTTAAGGGGCTAATGTTTGTCATTATTGGTTTATTAGTAAAAGTAGCGTTTTTTTAAAAATGAAAGTACGATTTGATTAATCAAATATTTTATAGTAATATTTAGTTAGATAAAATGATAAGTCCTTACAATTGGTTCTACAAGAATTGTCGTCATTGCTAGACGTTAAAAGGCTAGTTTTGAAACTTATCTATAACAAAGTTTATCGTCATAACTAGACGTTAAAAGGTCTCCGAAGCTTGAATTAGCTTATCTTTTTTAAAATAAAATATTTTACGTTTTTTAATAATTTAAAAACATACGAGGAAATTATGTCTAACGGCATTAACGCTCCTTATGGATTGGCAGTTGTTCAATCTCAAATAGGAAACGGCGGAACACAAAAATTAGGTCAATATAATATTTACGCTGACCCTAATGGTCAAAATACTTACGCTGCCAGTATCTTTAAAGGTGATATGGTTAAATATTATCCAGCGGGCGCAGCTAATACTTTTGATGGTAATTTAGGAACTATAGTTGCAGGTCTTACTCCTCAAGCTGAAGCTGCTGCGAATGTAGTTGTAGGCTTACCAGTAGGGATCTTTATGGGTTGTCAATATACTAGTGCTCAAACTGGTTATCAGATAAATTCCGATTATTGGCCAGGAGGTACACAAGTAAAAAAAGGTACATCAATTACTGCCTGGGTTAACGATGATCCAGAAGTAGTATTTAAAATGCAGATTTCTACTTCAACAAATAACGCTACTACTGCTAATCAAAACAACGTTGCTCCATCTATATTTCAAAATATATTTCGTGGACAAAATGCTAAGGTGCAAGTTGGTGGAGTAGAATTTACTAATCCGAATCCAGCACCTACTCAAAATCCAGCGACAGGTAATACTTTAACTGGACAATCAGCTTATTATCTAGATGGTAGTTCAATAACTTTAGCGAAAGCCAATGCTGGTAATCCTGCTTTTGAAATAAAAATTATCGGATTAGCAGGAACAATACAGTCTTTGCCAAATCCTACAGGATTAGTCCCTGGTAAAGATATGCCTTTTGTTGATGTGTTATGTAAATTTAACGTACATATACACGGATCAGTTGGAACTCCAGGTGTATTCTTTACGTCTTAAAGATTATGTCAATAGTTACAACAGGCAATATAAACTCTCTTTTAGAAAAAGGATTATATGTGCCAAAGAAAAAGGTGGTTAAACAAAAACCGATAAAAAACCTAAAACTAAAAAATAAAGGTAATTAATTATGTCTATTATAACAACTGGTGATATTCCAAGTCTGCTTTGGCCGGGTCTTTATGAGATAAAATCTCAGTATGATCGGTTTAAGGGCGAATACACTAAAATTTACGAACAATCTAATTCCGTCAAACATACTGAGAGAATGGTTGATATTAGAGGCACTGGTTATGCTCTTGAGAAAACCCAAGGTGCTCCTATTAAAATGGATAGCATGGCTGAGCGGTTTATTTATGAATTTGTCCATCGGGAATTTGCCCTCGGTTTTCAGATTACTAATATTGCCATGGAAGATGATCTTTATGCCGATCAGTTCTTTAATGGTACAAAATCTCTTACTACTTCCTATGAACAAACCAGAGAAGTAGTAGCTATGAATCCTTTTAACCAAGCGTTTAACACATCAGCGGTTCAAGCCAATGGACAACCTCTTTGTTCTCCTGCGCAACCTTACGATGGTGGTGTTTATTCTAATCAAGTTGCTTTTACTCCTGGCGGTCCTGTTGTTAATGTCGACTTTAGTGAGGCAGGAGTTGAACAGGCAGTAATTCTTGCTGGTAAAATGAAAGATCAGGCAGGACTGCTAATTAATGCTCAAATTGATAGATTGTTACTCCCACAAGATTTAATGTTCTCGGGTTGCCGGTTACTTGAATCTGTATTTAGAACAGGGACTGCTAACAATGACATAAATGCAATTTATAACATGAAAGCTATTCCAAATGGTTATGAAATAAGTCATTTCTTAACAAGTCCTAGTAACTGGTTTGGATTAACTAACGTTAAGGGAACACGTAAACATTTTGTAAGGCGCCCACTTAAAGTAAACGTAACAACCGATCCCGTAACTGAAACCATGTCAGTACTTGCATCTGGTCGTTATTCTTTTGGTATGTTTACTCCTCTTGGGGTAATTGGTGCAACAGGATCAACCGCTTAAATAAATTAATAAATTAGGAGAAAATATCATGCAAGAAGAATTAAATAAATTATTAAACGAAGCAGAAGTACAACATGAAAAGCTTGTTGTACTTTATGCGCAAGCAAATGAGCAGATTAATAAGTTACAATCGGAAAAAGAAAAGGTTGTACAGTTGTTAAGTGCGACTAAAGGAGAAATCCAAAGTTATAAAAAAGTATTAGAAATCGCAAGTAACGAAAAGGTATAATCATGTCTCAATTTTATCAGTTTAATTGGCCTGTTCCAGTTACCGATGGAGTAGCTAAAGCTCAAGCTATAACTAAAAATGTTCCTTTAATATTAAATGGATCTTATGCTAACCAGACTACTGGTACTGTTAATTTTTCGCAGCAGTTTAATATCGTACCGAAAATTACATTAACTTCAACAAGCAATTTATCTGGTGTTGAATTTTTGATTAATGGCTATCAGAATGGAGTTTTTATTAATGAAACCTTAACTGGGCCAAATAACACAACAGTTTCAAGTAACAATTGTTTTGATGTAATACAATCAATAATGCCAAGTGTTGCTGATGCTGATAATATTAAGGTCGGCGTAGCTTCTACTGGGTATTTTCCTATTATCCTGCTTAATACGGCAAAATCAAATGTATCTTCATTGAGTTATGCTTTAAATATGATAGCAGCAGGAGATAGTGATAAAGATTCTGCAACTTATACAATATATTTATCGCTGGAAAATACTATAGGAATCGGGAAATACGATGATCTAATCACTAAAGGTATTTTTGCTGAGTGGAAAAATCCTTCTATTGTTTCTCAACTGATACAATCTAGTGATTTAGCACAGAATTTGCTAATTAAGATTAATCCTAATCCAGATGTGAATCTTAAAGCTCAATTCCTGCAATTGTAAGAGGATGCCACAAGTAAAAAGGGGTAGGAAATGCCAGCGACTAGTGGAAGTTACAGCTTTAGTAACATAAAAGGAGAGCTGATTATCAGAAAGGCTTATGAGTTAATCGGCATGCCTCTTAGCATGGTAACTGCCGAGCAATATAATTCAGCACTTAATATTATCAATTTTATTTTAAGTGATTGGGCTAACTCTAACGTTAATTTATGGACACTAAAGTTAAATCCTGTTTTTTTAACTCCAGGGCAAGCATCCTACCCTTTGCCAAGCAACATTACTAAAATATTTCAGGTATTCTTAAGAAGCAACGTAAGACAATTAAATGGAACACCGCAATCAAATACTGCAAATACTTATGATGGAAACGGTAAAGGAATTGCTGCTTATGCTTTTGATGGTAATCCACTGACAAGATGTACACAAGACGTTCAAAACGGCAATATTTCTTATGATTACGGTTTAGGGGTAACAAAGCAAATCAGCATTATCGGCATTCAAAGTTATGTTTCTAATCGTCCATATAGCTTAGTTTTAGAAGCATCACAAGATACGGTTACTTGGTTTAATGTCTTTACTCTTCCTGCTTCATATTCATATACGGCTAATATAGTTGCATGGTTTTATGTACCTGATCCAATTTATGCAAGGGCATATAGAATTAGAGAAACAGGCGGGTACACACTTGATATTGAAGAACTTTATTTTAATAGTATAAGCCAGGATACTACCATGAGTGAAGTATCTAGATATGAATATTTAACCTATCCAAATAAATCGCAAATCGGTAGACCTACTATTTACTACGTTGACTACCAGCAGACTCCGTCTTTGTATATATGGCAGACTGCTGCTCCAATGTATAATTTAATAATGTATAGCGGTCAAAGTAGTATAGAAACGCTAGAGAATTACACGCAAAGTATTGATATTCCGTCATATTTTTATACTCCTCTAATATATGGGCTAGCCAGCATGCTAGCAGCACAATACGCTCCTGAAAAAGAAGAAGGCTTAAAAATGAGATATCAGGAAACTTTAAATCCGGCAGTGATTAATAATACAACGGAAGTACCGCTTAAACTGGAGGTATATGGCAACTAGTTTAAAGAACACTCCTGTAAATACTCAACTTGGAGAATACGTTAAAAAGAACGTAATCGAACCCGTTGGAGTTTGTGATTATTCAGGGTTTTTCTTTAGCAGGTCTGATCTAGTTAAGCAACGTGAATGGCGAGGGAATCAATTAGTCTGGACAGGAGCAATAGTTGGGCGACCTTTTGTTGATGAGCCAAATGAGCAGAATAGGCCACCGCAAATAAAAGGTGATCCGAAAGCCGTACAAAATCCTCGCCCCTTTGGGATAGAGACACCTCAAGGTCCTGAGGCAATTGGTAATAGTTCGCCGTTAATACTACAAGATGTAAGTTTTACTACCGAAGAAGCTGTACCGAATTTACCTGATTTTGCCGGAGAAGATGTTAGCGGCATAAGTGCTTATGCACGTTTGAAACTGCTGGAGAATATTTAATGGCCGACAATTTTAATCCTGGGTTTGACAGAGAAAAAAAAGCTTTTATAGATTTAGCTAATAGAGGTGAAGGACTCGCTCCAATTAACTATTTATTTGCCGATGAAGCTAATTTTGAAAGTGTACTGGCTTCTTATGTAACAGGAGGAATGTTTGATGTTAATATGCTCTACGCTACTGCTATCGAAGCAGTAAATATTATTACTACAGAAATAACAGCTGATACAGCTTATATTGATACAATTTATGTCAATAAAATTGAAATAAAAAAAGCTTATGTTGATTATCTATACGCTGATCATGTCATGATTTACGATGATTTAACAGTAGGAGAAAAGGACAGCAGAGCTGAAGCAAACTTTTTTACTAAGAATTTTAATGTAGATAGTAATAAAGTTCTTATAGAGAGTCAGGATGTTACCATAAATAGTCAGGATGTTAAAATAAATAGTCAGGATGTTAAAATAAATAGTCAGGATGTTAAAATAAAAGGAAATGATATTAAGTTTTCTTATGATTTTGAATTAGATACAGGAGGGTTTACCATTGGAGGAATGGAAGCTAAAGACTGGTTTCCTTATATAACAATGGGAGCTGTAAGCGTTTCTACGTATGGTGCAATTATCAGTAGTGTTGCTACTACTAAAATGACATTTAATTCGCTATTTTTTGCTATTAATGATCTCGAAGCTTCATTACCATCAACAGGAGTAGTAAGTATATATAGTGGTGGTGATATATTTGTATCTGCTCCTAACACCATAATTGGTGCGCCATCAGTGGGAAAACCCCCTCTTACTTTAGGTCTTAATGCTAATAAGAGTATCACAGCAATTTCTACAACGATAAATACTAGGAGTTCAGCACTTACTGATATATCTTCAAGTGATATTATATATATAACCGCTACTAATGTGTTAAAGGCTACTGCGTTATATACAACTATTACCGGTACTACAGTATTAAATCTATTGTCAGATGGAGATATAAACATAGGAAATACTGTGACAGCAAGAATAACAGCTAGAGCAGCAGAAATATCTATCACTGGTACTACGGTATTAACTTTACTTTCAGATCAATATATAAATATTCAGTCTCGAAATATATTAAAAGCTCAAGGAGTAACAACGACTATCACTGGTACTACGCTATTGGAACTGTTATCAACGGCAGAGATAAAAGCTACAGCAGCAGAAACGAATATTACCGGTACTACAGTATTAAATCTATTGTCAGGTGGAGATATAAACATAGGAAATACTGTGACAGCAAGAATAACAGCTAGAGCAGCAGAAATATCTATCACTGGTACTACGGTATTAACTTTACTTTCAGATCAATATATAAATATTCAGTCTCGAAATATATTAAAAGCTCAAGGAGTAACAACGACTATCACTGGTACTACGCTATTGGAACTGTTATCAACGGCAGAGATAAAAGCTACAGCAGCAGAAACGAATATTACCGGTACTACAGTATTAAATCTATTGTCAGGTGGAGATATAAACATAGGAAATACTGTGACAGCAAAACTAACAGCTAGAGCAGCAGCGACGACTATCACTGGTACTGAAGTATTACATCTATTGTCAGATGTAGAAATAGATATAGTATCTAGTAAAATCTTATCAGTTAGATCAACAGAGTTCATACAAATATCCTCAGCAGAAGAAATAAGTATTGCTGGTAACTCATTATTAAAAGCTACAGCAGAAGAGACAACTATCACTGGTACTACACTATTGGAACTGTTATCAACGGCAGAGATAAAAGTTACCGGAAGGGAGGTAAATATTATCGGTATTGATTTATTATCTCTATTATCACAGAAGAGTATAAGCATACTTTCCCAAGGAGAAATTAAGACTACGGCACCAGAGATATATATTACTGGTAAAGAGGTCTTAATTACTGGTGATGAGTTATTAACCCTGGTTTCAGACAAACACATAATAATTAGAACAGCATCAGAGCTATCTATTTTGGGTAATGAGTTGATAAATATGTCCTCAGATATAAGTATAAACATAACATCTGAGGATGTGTTAACAGCTAGAGCAGCAGACACGAGTATCACTGGTACTAAGGTATTGAATCTACTATCGCCTCTAGATATAAACATAGGTTCTCCTGAGACAGAAATACTAACAGCTAGAGCACTAGAAACGAGTATTACCGGTACTACGCTATTAAGCCTGACCTCAAAGGAAAAGATAAATATAGAAAGTATCGATGAAATTGAAATTACAGGAACAAAACTTACCGCAGCTAGCGAAAGAATGGATCTAAAGGCACTTAAAATTAATATTGAGGCTGTTGAAGAAGCTAAGATGCAGGCAGAAAAAGTTAATATTAATGGTTTCACAGAAATTAATATGGACGCAGGTAAGGTTAGTATAAGTGCTGTGCAGAATATCACTATTGAGTCTATAGAGGGTAGAATATCTTTAATCTCTCCAGGCACTTTAGTTCCTAGCATCGAATTCATGGAAGGAGATGGAGATTTAGATTGTGCTGTCGGGCCGGTGGTAGGAATTATTACTTTTGAATTACCTAATATGGTACAGTGTATAGAGGGCGTTTTAAAAACGGTTGATATTACAGTTATTTGTTTTGTGGAATAGTTGTTATCCTATGAAAACAATACGTATCTTATCTTTAGATGGTGGTGGTATTAGAGGATTGTTTAGTGCTACATTTTTAGAAAGATTTTGCAATGATGCTGGAATTGATGGTAGTAAATTATGGGACTATTTTGATATTATTTGCGGAACAAGTATTGGTGGTATTGGGGCTATAGCTTACGCATATGGTTTATCGCCTACTAAATTCATTAAATTATTAAAAGATAATGCCGAAGATATTTTCACAATTAGATCAGCAATTTATCCAATCAAAACTCTTGGGCCTGCAGGACCTGCTACTTTAGGGATTGTACTAGCAGCTCCGCTATATGATCCTTATATTTACGATTCAGGACCTCTGCGAAAGGTGATAAGTTCTATTGTAGGAGATACTAAAATGTTTCAATTGAAAACTAATACTTTAGTGACAGCTGTAGGGTTTCAAGGAGGAACCAAAAGTGATGATCTTGTTTTTCCTTATGATGATCTTACAAATAGCCAATATTACCAATTTTCTAATGTCTCAATTCCTAGTTTTACTAGTGGACAAAATTGTAAATGTGTTGATATTGGTGTTGCTACAGCTGCGGCACCGGTATTTTTCTCTCCGACTACTATTCCAGGATTACCTTCCAATCCTGATACCCCTACCTATTTTATTGACGGCGGTTTATATCAAAATAATCCAACCGCCCTTGGTTATGCATTTTCTAATATGTTATTCCCTGGAGATTTTAAAGTTTGTATTCTTTCAGTCGGTACAGGTTATTCTATGCCTGATGTCGAAGTAAGTACATCGTCAGATAATTTAAAAGTAGCTCCTAATAATGGATTAAGTTTACTTGGCAATTGTACGGATTTAACCTTAAATGGGGCAACAGATGCAGTAGAGCGTCAATTTCAAATCATGTCTCTATATAAAGGTGCAACAAATAATTTATTTTACTATAGATTCCAGCGTTTGCTTAAGGATAAAGAATTAAGTAAAGTCGATAATCCTACCCCAGAAGCTATAACATATTTACAATCTCAGGCAAACCTTCAATATGCCCAAGATGCCATAAAAATACAGGCTTTTATTCAAAAGTGTAATTTTTCAAATTAGCTTAAGTTTTAGATATTATCTGCATTGTTTAAAACAATTTCAAATTATACGATTTTTCAGAGATGAAAATACTTTGTGTTATAATAAAAGAAAAAGAGAAAACTATGTCAGATTTATCAAATATTACTCAGTTTAGCGGCATTACTATTACTAGCGATCAAACTAAAGGCTCTAACAATCCTAACGCTACTTTTACAGTTGCAAATCTTACTCAAACTCAAATTAATAATCTTCAAAATGTTACTAAGTACCAAATAAATGGCACAGGTGATTTTTATACAGTAAAGCCTGGAACTATGGTTTTTAATATTACTTCTAATGTCTTTCAAATCTTTATTAATGGACAGTGGCAAAATCTATTTTCGGTAAATACAACTGCTAAGGGATCCGGTCTTACTAACGGAGCACCTCTTGTGTATCCATCAGGTACAGCAGCAAGTGTTGAGGGAAACGATAAGGGTAACGAGGTGGCAGGATTTACTTATTATGAAACAGATAATAATACTCTAAAATATTACAATGGTACTGCCTGGAAAACAGTTAGTACAGTTTGATGTTTGATGTAAATGTTGAAACAAATCATTAAATATTATCATGCCAATAGATAAAGGAACAACATTACCAATTACCCAGTTAAGTGGATTACAGATTAATTATAAGGATTCTAACAGTTGTTTTAATCTTCCTATTCTTACAAATGCTGAAAGAAATGCTTTAATTAATACTAATGATCCAAATAATCCTATTAAAAATGGAACGATGATATTTAACAGTGATGATAATCTTGTTCAATATTATCAAATCAAAGATGGAAAGGGAACATGGATATCCGTAGCGAAAGGAGCCGGTACAGGTGATGTAGTAGGACCTAACTCTTCTAATACTGGCAATCTTGCTTCTTTTAGCAATGATAGTGGAAAAGAAATACAGGATAGTGGAATAAAGGTTGTACAAAAAGTAGATGCTGCTTCAATCCTTACTGATACTCCGTTATATGAACTTAGCAATTTAAAAATACTACACTTTGGCAATATAGATGTACCTGGGAGTATTGATACTGCTACTATAATGATGGACGGATTTACTCCTATTACTTTTCAAACTCAAAAATTATCTCCTGCAGAAGAAATAATCTGTTCTGTATTTAATGGTGAACTAGGTGCTGGTTCATCTTCCCCATCTGCTATTCTTGAAATTAATTCAACTGTTGGAGCATTTCTAAATGCTCGTCTGAATATTGCTCAAAGAGATGCTTTAGTTAGTCCGCAAGATGGTATGTTAATATTCAATACTGAAAGCAAAACTCTTGAATCCCGACAAAATGGAGAGTGGATAACTTTGGGAACGGGTAATGGAGATGGAACAGTTACAGCAGTTGGTTTAATCAATAACGATAGTAACTTAACCATCACTGGTAGTCCTGTTACTGAAGCAGGAGATATTGAGGTTAATTTAAATAATCAAGTAACTATTGAAACCATTACTTTAAATAATACAAACAATCATGGTTATACATTAAGCTCTCCAGCTAGTTTAGCACAGAACCTTACATTAACATTACCGGATAATTCTGGCACAGCAGGACAAATACTCTCTACCGACGGACAAGGTAATACTAGCTGGGTTAATGATATTGCTGGGGGCACTGTTACTTCTGTCGGTCTAACAAACACTGATAGTAACTTAACTATCACTGGTGGTCCTGTTACTACCTCAGGGAATATTGCAGTTAATTTAAAACCGCAATTAGCTATAAAAAGCGTTACTTTAAATAATACTAATAATTATGGTTATACATTAAGCTCTCCCAATGGTCTTGATAGTAATTTAAATTTTACACTTCCAACTAGTTCTGGAATTAAAGGTCAGATACTTTCTACTGACGGACAAGGTAATACTAGTTGGGTTGCTGATATAGCTGGCGGTACTGTTACTTCTGTCGGTCTAACAAACACTGATAGTAACCTGACCATCACTGGTAGTCCTGTTACACAAGCTGGGAATATCGAAGTTGATCTAAAATCACAAATAGTCTTAAAGACTATTACTTTAAATAACTTAAATAATTATGGTTATACATTAGCTTCACCAGCGGGATTAAATAGTAACAAAAGCTTTGTATTACCTTCTACTAGTGGAATATCAGGACAGATACTTTCTACCGACGGACAAGGTAATACTAACTGGGTTGATGATATTGCTGGCGGTACTGTTACTTCTGTCGGTCTAACAAACACTGATAGTAACTTAACTATCACTGGTGGTCCTGTTACTACCTCAGGGAATATTGCAGTTAATTTGAATCCAATACTTAACGGAATAACTTCAGTTAATTTAGCTAATAGCGGTAAAGCTATTAGTTTAAGTGCTCCGTTAGGATTAAGTAACAACCTAACTTTTGTATTACCCGGTACTAACGGAACGGCTGGACAAATACTCTCTACTGACGGAAAGGGTAATACTAGCTGGGTTAATGATATCGCTGGTGGTACTGTTACTTCTGTCGGTCTAACAAACACCGATAGTAACTTAACCATCACTGGTGGTCCTGTTACACAAGCTGGGAATATCGAAGTTGATCTAAAATCACAAATAGTCTTAAAGACTATTACTTTAAATAACTTAAATAATTATGGTTATACATTAGCTTCACCAGCGGGATTAAATAGTAA